GGCGGTGTTGCTGCGCCGCAAGGACATTGATGCGATGTCGTTTGGTTTTTCTGTGATCAAAGACACGTGGGATTCGTCCGGCGCGGAACGCACATTGAATTCGGTGCGGTTGCACGAAGTCAGCATTGTTGCATTTCCGGCGTACACGGGCACCGCGGGCACGACATCCGTTCGCGGGTTGGACATAATTGCGAAACGTGCGAACGTGGATTCGGATGCGCTTGCCGATGTGTTGTTGAAACTTGAAGAAGGCGCGGACATGGATGCGACCGAAGTGGAATTGTTGTCCCGTGTCGTGGATGAACTGAAGCCGGAAACCGAACCGGTGGCGGATCAACCCGTTGGCGATTTGGCGATGTTGGCTTTGAAGAAAAAGAAACTAGAGATTTTGGAGAAATTCTGATGGCTACTCATGAACAAATCCGTTCCGCGATCATGAAGGTTGCGGGCAATCCGGAATCGGGTTCAATCCGTGACCTTGCTGACGCGATGGCGTCCGCCGTTGTTGCGCTTGATTCTGAGCCGACGAAAGAGAACCGCGTCATGAAAGTCGCCGAAAAGCGATAGACGGTTCGCCCCTGCCACCGACCCTTCCCGGTGGCAGGGGTTTTCGTTTTCAATCCCGGACGACCGGGTATCCGATCACGCCGTACATTTCACCGTAGAGCGTTGACGCGGGTTGACGACATTCAGACGTAACCGCGATTCCGGAATACCGTCCGGCGTGTGGGGATTCCCACGACAATCCATCGGGCAACGTGATTTCCACCCGTGTGTGATCGCGGGAACCACAATCGTCGCATGTCACTTTTTCGATTGCCATGTTTGCGTTTTGGATCGTCACCAGGTCCCGCAATTGTTGTTTCATCGTGGTCATCAGTTTTCCTTCCGGATTGGGTGTTCCGCCCGCCAAGATTGCATGACTTCTTTTTTTGTGTAGTACATATAGAAGTGGTACGGGTGATCGTGACGTCCGTCACAATCCAAACGGTGAAATCCGCTGGATGTCATTTCGATGTCTTTTTCTGTTGGTCGCATGATTTTCATGATGCAACCAATTCCACGCGGTAGTTGACGCCATCCTGCATTCCCATTTTTTGGTTCCTGCTGTGGATTGCGGAAACCTTTTCGGTTGCCGATTCTTCGCTGAATGCGGGGTACGCGATGGCCGCGACGATTTCGTCGGTTTCGGTAATTAGTATTTCGTTGACGGTGATCATTGTGTTCCTTCCTTCGTTGTGACTATAACTATACACACAGACATGGGGTTGCGCAACATCCATGACACGCCGGACGGTAGAATTGACATATCCGATCGTGCGGTCAGCCCCGTCGGAAATAGTTGAGCGTCAACGCCACTAAACAAATAACCGTAACTAACTAAGGAGAAATGATGAGCGAATTCATCAAGCGTTCCGAAGAGTCACGGGCTAACCTGATTTCTCAGGTTCGCGAGGTCATCGACCACGCTGAATCAGAAAGTCGCGGCCTTGACGCTGGAGAACTAACCAAAATTGACAACATCGAGGGTGACATTGCACGCCACGATGAAGCCATCGCAGTAGCGACCCGTAACGAAGCACGTTCCGCCGAAGCCGCTGAGGCATCGCGTGGATTTGTTCCCGCCACGGAATCGCGTTCCGCCGATGACATTTTCCGCGCAATGTTTGAAGGCGAAGTGCGCAACCACACGTTCGCCCCTGAGAAGCGTGCCACCCTGGTGCCTTCCGCTAACACCGTTCCCGTTGACTTCTACAACCAGGTGTTTGAAGTAGCGCGTTTGGTCGGACCATACCTTGATGTGGCAGATGTGATTCAGCGCACTAGCGGCGCAGATTTGCGTATCCCCACAATGACCGCTTACAGCACCGCGGCTGAATTTTCCGCTGGTTCTGCAATCGATCAAAGTGAACCAACCTTCAGCAGCATTTTGCTGCAGCCTGCAAAGCAAGCATTTCTTGTTCAGGTTGCAAACGAATTGCTCACAGATGCAGGATTTGACATTCAGTCGACGATCGCTTCTCAGGCTGGGAACGCAATTGGTTTCCGCGCTAACGCCGTCATCCACGCAGCCGTCACCGCGGTTGCCGGAACTGGTGTGACCGCAGGAACCACGAACGCTATCACCACGGACGAACTGATCGAACTGGCTTACAGCATCGACGGCGCAGCCCGCATGATGGGTGCCGCGTACATGGTCAACACTTCGACCCTTTCCGCAATCCGGAAACTGAAGGATGGCAATGGCGCATATGTTCTCGATCCCGTAGTCGGTGGACCTGACCGTCTTCTCGGATACAACATTTTCGAGAACAGCGCACTTGAATCAATCGCCACCGGCAACAAGCCCGTGTTCTTCGGAAACTGGGCGTCGGTCAAAGTTGCAACCACCGGTTTGGATGTTGCCACTTCTAGCGACTACGCATTCAACGAGGACGAAACCGCTTACCGTTTCGTTTACCGTTTGGGCGCAGGCGTCACCCACGGTTCGCACATCAAGTTCATCAAGATGGCGTAACCTAAAATCACAACGCGAAACCCTCGTCGTCCTAGCGGATGGCGGGGGTTTTCGTTATGCTGGGGCGCATGGGACAATATGAAAAATTGACGGGTGTCGTGTCAATGGTCACAAACACACCGGGGACCAGTACCGGTTACGGTGTGCAAGCACAATTTTTGATGGATCGGATGATGCGTCATGGGTTGAACGTCGCCGTCCAATCAAACTATGGTTTGGAAGGTCGGTTCGAAAAAATCAAAACCAAGTGGGGCGATGTCGCACACTACCCCAAAGGGTTCAAACCGTATTCGGATGATGTCATCAAATTGTGGCATGACGATTTTGTGACAAAACATCCCGGCAAAAAAAACGCCGTGTTCACGTTGTATGACGTTTGGGTTTACAACCAATTGGAACACGATGGTCCGATCATCAGTTATGTCCCATTGGATCATGTGACGGTTCCGCCGGGTGTGAAGAAATTTTTGATGCGTGACAATGTGACACCGGTGACGATGGCACCACATGGACAACGGTTGTTGGAATCGCGTGACATCAAATCGCATTATGCGCCACACATGCTTGACGCGAAAATTTACAAACCGACGCAAAAAATCAATGGTGTTCCCACGCGTCAGTTCATGGAAATCGGTGACGATGATTTCCTAGTGTCGATTGTCGCAGCGAACAAAAGCAACGGGATTATGCACCGTAAGGCTTTGGCAGAACAGATTGTTGCGTTTTCATTGTTTTTGAAAGATGTCCCCAACGCGAAACTTTATTTGCACATGGAAGGTTCGAAGGTGTTTGGCGGGTTCAACATTCCGGTGTTGTTGCAGGCGGTTGGGTTGACGAACAAGAATGTGATCATCGCTGATGCGACGACGTTGCGGGTCGGTTATCCCGCGGAACAGTTGGCGGCGATATATACGGCATCGGATGTTGTGATGAATGCGACTTATGGCGAAGGGTTCGGTGTTGTGAACATTGAATCGCAGGCGTGCGGCACCCGTTTGATTACGTCGTCGTGGACGGCTAGTGAAGATTTAGCGGGACCGGATTCTTTTCAGGTTGCCGGTCAACCGTTGTGGGATGAACCGCAATCAAGTTTCTACAACATCCCGTCGATCCCGTCATTGTATGAAGCGCTGAAATTGGCTTACGATGCGCCACGTGGGATTAGCCACGACAACATTCAGTTCGCCCGGCAATTCGAAGTCGAACATGTGTGGGATACGTATTGGATGCCGTTCTTCAAAGAATTTTTCGCTTGATCCCGTGGAAGTATAGATCGCACGAATTCGGATTGTATTCGAACGAATGTTCGATGAATAGTTCGTCTAGGTCGAACATTTGTTCGAAGTCGTTTTGGTTTAGGTTGCGATAGTAGTCCCATCGGATCGTGTGTGGGGATGATCCGGGATCGGTCCGTGATGTCCCGTGTTCCGCACGCCCGTCGCTTGCGCATGTCATGATCACGTGTTTGTTTGTCATGCGGATCATGTTCGCGAATGTGCGTTCCCATTCTGGGTTGTGTTCGAAACATTCGGCGCTGATGGCGGTGTCGAACGATCCGTCCGGATAGTCAACGTCTTCCCCTAATGCGACGACGTCGACGCCGGGTCCGGGTCCGACGTCGATGCCAACGTATTCGGTGGCGCTGAAAAAGTCGCGCACGGTGCCGTTGATGTTTAGCGATCCGATTTCGATGACGCGCACATTGTCAAATGCGTCCGGGTAACGGTTGCGGATTTTGTTCATGAAGTCGCGTTGTTGGATGTGTGCCATGTCACTAGAATATCGGAATGCTTCCAAACATGATTGTGCCGGTGTTGAATCGGTACGACCTATTGCAACGGTTGTTGGATTCAATCGATTTCCCAATCCGTGACCTTTTGATTGTGGACAATGGGGATGGTGTCGATCAGTTGCATTTCCCGGACTATGTTTTGAATTCGCACATTTTGCCGTTGCCGTCGAACTTGGGTGTGGCTGGTTCGTGGAATTTGGGGATCAAGTTGTTTCCACACGATGACATGTGGATTTTTGCGTCTAATGATGCGTGGTTTCGACCAGGCGCCCTTCAACGGCTACAGAACGCCCGTCGGGACGAAATAACATTGTCTGATGTGTTTCCCCATTGGCAGGTGTTTTCGGTCGGTGACGTGGCGCACACGGCGCTGGGTTTGTTCGACGAAGGAATTTATCCGGCATTTTTTGAAGACAACGACATGGCGCGACGTGCGGAACATCATGATGTGCCAATCCGCATGATCGACATGGGTGTGGAACACGACAATTCATCGACGATCCATTCCGATGCCAAATTAGGTTTGGCTAATGCGCGAACGTTTGTCCGGAATCGGGATTATTATTTCGACAAGATTGCGCGGGATGATTTTGGGGAAGGCGGTTGGTCGTTGTCGACGCGTCGCGTCAATCGTTGGGACTAGCAAAAATCCCCCATCGAAATGGGGGATTGTTGCCACAACCCGGTGTCAGATTCGGTCGTTCAAAATTTTGATCATGTCGGAAATTTCTTGAACCTTTATCAGGTGCATTTCCCGTTCGGTTTCGGACGTTGCGGTTTCAGCAAGTTCAACCCGGATTTTCATCGACTTGATTAGTTTGCGGAAGTTGATGTCGTTTCGTTTGGTGTTCATTGTGTTTCCTTTCGTTGTCGTGTCTATAGCTATACACACCTAACGAATGAAATGCAACAACACACACAAACTTTTTTCCGCCACACGGTCCCCGGTAGAATAGAAGGTGGAGGCTTACACATGGCAATAAGCAACGGCTACGCAACATTGACCGACGTCAAATCCGCATTCCGCATCCAAGATGACGTCGACGACCTATTGTTGGAACTCAGCATCGAATCAGCGTCACGAGAAATCGACGGATGGTGTGAACGCGTTTTCTATAGCATCGGAACCGCGACCCGCATTTATGTCCCAACCGACCCATTCCTTACGGAAATTGATGACCTGCAATCCGTGACCACGTTGAAAACATCATCGACGGGTGACACGTTCGATCAGACATGGGCGACCACCGATTATCAGTTGGAACCATTGAACGGTGTCATTGGCGGAATCATCGAAACACCATTCACACGCATTCGTGCGATCGGTTCATATTTGTTCCCATTGTGGGAACCACGAAATGTCAACGCACATGAAGCGACCGTGCAAGTCGTTGGCGTGTTCGGTAGGGCTACCGTACCGACCGCGGTGAAACAAGCGTGCATCATTTTGTCCATGCGACAGTTCAAACGGTATGACACGCCGCTGGGAATTTCGTACGACGAATTGGGATCGTTGCGTGTCGGACGTGTCGATCCTGACGTCGAAAAACTTTTGTCGCCATATAAGAAATGGCGGATGGCGTGAGCATCACCGCGCTACGCGATGGGCTAGCGAACCGCATCGGCACAATTTCCGGACTACGCACCGCGTCAGAAGTTCCGGACAACGTCAACCCACCAATTGCAATCGTTCAATTGTCCAACGTGGATTACTTCGGGGCGATGGCAAATGGGATGACCACGTACACATTCACGGTCACGGTGATCGTGGGACGCGCTGCGGAACGATCCGCACAATTGAAATTGAACGGCTACGCGTCATCGGGTTCCGGTGGCATCCGTCAAGCGATTGCAGGCGATGGAACGCTAGGTGGTGTCGCATACGATTCAAAGGTCGAATCAATGACAAACATCACTGCGGTATCATTAGGGGGAGATGTTTCTTACCTATCGGCGGATTTCGTCGTGACGGTTTACGCAAACTAAGGGGAAAAAAATGAGCCGCTTCGTAGCGACTGATTACAAAATCACAATCAATGGCACCGATTTCTCTAACAGTATCGCTGCCGTCACAATGGACATCAGTTCCGAAGAACAGGACGTTACCGCATTCGGCGGCAGCGGATACCGCACAAGAATCGGCGGCTTGAAAGATGCAAGCGTCACGCTTGACTTCCACCAAGATTTCGGCGCAGCAGCGGTTGACGCCACATTGTTCCCATTGTTGGGATCGAACGCAACCGTCACCGTGTTCCCAACTTCGGCAACCGTGTCCGCAACCAATCCGTCTTATACCGGCGAATTTTTGGTTTCTTCCTATTCTCCATATTCGAGTACGGTCGGGGATTTGGCTACGCTTAGCGTTTCCTGGAACCTTGCTGGAACCGCTGGGATTGCACGCGCCACAGCCTAATTTCGGCTAGACTGGCGTCATGAATTTCACACTAGCCATTCATTACGTCGGACAATCCGAACCGAAGGTCGTCAACGGCATGGCCGCGGACATCGTTGCATTCGAAACCAAATTCGATATGTCGATGTCCCGGTTGCAAAAAGATGCCAAGTTGACGCACTTGATGTTCCTAGCGTGGTCGGTTGAACACCGGACGAAGGCGACGGGGAAACCATTTGAAGAATGGTTGAACGACGTCGAAGCGGTCGAAGCGGCTGACCCAAAAAAATAGTTGGCATCGGGGATGACTCGATGCATTGGCTCATTGCCACGCTTGCGGTGGAAACGGGTTTGTCACCGACGGAATTGATGAACATGGAACCACGCATGTTGTTCACGATCCAACGTTACGTGATGGGGCAATCCCGTCGACAACAACGTCGCCGGTAGAATTGTAGGTGGGATTGGAGCCACCTTGAAAATCGAAGCGTCTGTGAACAAAACGGATTTGTCCCGTGTTGTGCGTGAACTAAAACAGATCGACAATGATTCGATCAAAATGTTGCGCCTAAAGTTGAAGACGGGTTTGACACCGGTCGCGGCGGCGGTTGATGGTGCGATCCCGAAGGAAGCACCGATTTCCGGGATGCAACGTTCCCGTCGTGGAACGAAACTTCAGGGGCGCACGAAGTGGCGTGGTGCGAACAAAACAAGGATTGAATTCTATCCGGGGCGTTCACAAAAGGGTTGGGCAAATCTTGTTGTGATGACGGTGACGGGTGGGAAACGTGGTGTTGGTTTTGACATGGCGGAATTGGCTGGTGTTCGGAAACAACCGGGGAACGTTTATTCGCGACCGTACACACGGCGCACGGGGCGGGGAACAATGACGCGTGAGTATTCGCACCGTGTCACGACGCAGGGTGATCAATTCATCAACGCGTTGCAGGCGGCGAAACCAATCAAAGGCAAAGCGGGACGATACGCATATGACGCATTTTTGAAACAACGACCCGCAACAATCCGGATCGCGACCGGCATCATCAATGACGTAATGAAATCCTACAATCGCAAATTCCAAATCAAAGGCGGTGCCTAATGGCTGGCGGTCCAATTCGTCTTCCAATTGTTTCGAAGTTCGATCCGAAGGGTGTCAACAAAGCGCAATCATCGTTGAAAAACTTTGGTGCCGTTGCCGGAAAAATAGGACTTGCTGCGGTTGCTGCGATCGCTGGTATTGGCACGGCGGCGTTGAAAATGTCGTCAGAATTCGAAACATCGTTTGCGAAGATTCAAGGTTTGGTTGGCGTGTCCGCGGATCAACTTGGGGCATTGGAAGACGCTGCCAAAACGTTGGGTCCACAGTTCGGTAAGTCCGCGCAAGAAGCGGCGGACGCGTTGTTCTTCATTACGTCGGCGGGTTTGCGTGGGAACGATGCAATCACAGTTCTTGAAGCGTCGCTGAAGGGTGCCGCTGCCGGGTTGGGTGACACAAAGACAATTGCGGATTTGGCAACGTCCGCGGTCAACGCTTATGGCGTGAATGTTTTGGATGGTGCCAAAGCGG